CCCCGACGATATGCCAGCGCAACGCCACAAGCGATTGAAAGAACTCGAGCAGCTCCTCTCCAGCCTTGCCAGAGAATATCGGAGCATCTACCTGTGGACGACGGAGACGGTAGCCCATAGTGCAGACCCTATCGATTGTGGCAACCAGGAGTGTCCAGGGGTTATCACCAACACCGGCTTCGACGTAGCAAGGCAAGGCAGATGTACCAGGTGTGCACAGCACTGGCGACGGTACAAACTCGAATGGCCTTCAAAGCCTGTAGCAGAGTAGATATCTCAATGCTGGCGCACAATATGTCGCAGCCTTGTGCTACAACTTATATCGTGCAGATTCTTCTGCGATCCTGTTGTAGGGAGTGAGTGCTGCTGCGAGTGTAGGTGCGAGCAGACCTAGCCTCCTCCCTACACATCACGAAGAAACAAACCAAGATCAAAGAATTTTATGGGGTACCAGGTGAGGCGTGCGTGTGCCGATTGTAGGCAACTGACCACATCGACACGGTGCGACAGATGTCAACGATTGTATAAAGAAAGATATCAAGGGGGCTGGGCTAGGCAGTCTCGAGCACAGCGACAGGCCGAGCCTCTCTGCGATTGGTGCGGGAGCACCGAGGATCTTGTTGCTGACCATCTGGTACCCGGCAAGGTCGAGTATGGAATACGAACTTTGTGTCGACCTTGTAACTCACGGAGGGTGGCAGGGGGGGCCGGTATCCGGGGTGGGTAGCGTTTTTTCTCACTAATTAGGGGCCCCGTGTTCTGTGGACCTCATTCAAATTGTGTACGGTTTGCCCAGCACCTAGGCGGGTTTCCGGCCGGATCGTCTTTCGGTATTATGTGTTTCCAAGATTTGAGGCAAAATGTCAGGCCCAGCACCAAAAACTGATAGCGAGCGACGGCGACGCAACGCACCAACTTTCGAGTGGGTATTACTTCCTGCCGAGGGTCGAATTGGTCCTGCTCCGAAACTTCCGGCGAAGGCTCCTGGTGGATCTCCCTGGTCAAAATTGACTAGAGACTGGTGGGCTGACCTCTGGTCTAAGCCTCAAGCAACACAATGGGATACGTCCTCGAGTGAGCTCTTTAGGTTTGCGGCATTGCAGGAGAAGTTCTGGAGCGGCGATTCTACGAGTGCCGAGTTGGGTGCGATTCTAGCGATTGAGGATCGTCATGGTCTTTCGCCTAAGAGCCTTCTCGGTTTGCGTTGGCGTATCGTTGAGGCTGGTGACGTTGTCCAGATGCCGGTTGTGTCGAAGCGTCGAGGACAGTTGAAGGTTGTCGATGGCCTGGCGTGAGCCTAAGTATCCTGGAGAGTTCCCTAGCCTTGGTTGGGATCTCGTTGATTGGTATGCGGAGTATCTTCGGGTGCCTTCGGGTCCGAAGTATGGCGAGCCTCTGGAGTTGACTGATGAGCAGGCGAGTCTCGTTGTCCGCTGGTATGCGATTGATCCTGTTGGTGGTGGTTTTAAGTATCGTCGGGGTTCGGTTCGACGGCCGCAGGGTTGGGGGAAGTCGCCTCTTCTGGCTGCGATTGCGTTGGGCGAATTATGTGGGCCGAGCCTCTTCGGTGGTTGGTCCGCTGATGGTGAACCTGTTGGCATCGCACATAAGACTCCCTGGGTTCAGATTGCTGCGTGTTCTGAGGATCAGACCGATAACACTTATGTGCAGCTGGTGGCATCTCTTGAGCAGTCGGATGCTGTCCGAGAGTTTGGTCTGGATGTTGGGATCACACGGATCTATGTCAAGGGGACTCCAGGACGATTGGAGCCGGTGACTGCTAGTGCTGGATCTCGACTCGGTCAGCCTGTGACGTTTGCTGTTTTAGATGAGACACATTTGTGGACTTCTCAGAATGGTGGCAAGAAACTTGCGGATACTGTCCGTCGGAATGTGGCGAAAATGTCTGGTCGTACTTTTGAGACGACTAATGCGTTTCGTCCTGGTGATCTTTCGGTCGCTGAGGATTCTCATAGGGCTGCTGAAGATTTGGCTGATGGGCTTCTTTATGATGCTACGGACGCTGGTGAGGTTCCGTCGTTGAAGAATCGGAGAGATCTCGCTAAAGCATTACGGCGTGCCTATGGCGACAGCACCTGGGTTGATGTGGATCGGATTGTTGATGAGATTAATGATCCTGCTACGAACCCGGATGATGCTCGCCGGTTCTATCTGAATCAGATCGTGACGACTTCTGACCAGTGGGTTGAGCCAAAACTGTGGGAAGCATTGCAGTCTAGGAAGCAGCTGGAGCCAGGAGACACGATCACTCTCGGTTTCGATGGTGGTGCTGTTGACGATGCGACGGCGTTGGTGGCTTGTCGAGTTTCGGATGGGCTTCTAGTTCTTCTCGGTTTGTGGGAGAAGCCTGAAGGTTCGAAAGATTGGGCGGTTCCTCGAGGCGAGGTTGATGCTGCTGTCGTTGAGGCGTGCGAAACGTATCGAGTGGTGCGAGGATATTTTGATCCTCCGTGGTGGCGTGAAGAGCTGGTCCGCTGGTCTACCGAGATGGCTGATAGTGGTCTCGCTGCGTTTGAGACTTATAAGGCACAGAATATGGCTAGGGCTGTGGAGTCGTTGACGGCTGCTATTCTGAATGCGACGATCTCTCACACTGGTGATCGTCGTTTTGCTAGGCATATTTTTAATGCGAGGGTCAGACATTCTCGTCATGGGGATCTGATTGTTAAGCAGACTGATCGTAGTCCGTTGAAGATTGATGCGGCTGTTGCTGCTGTGTTGGCGTTTCAAGCCAGGCTAGATGCTTTGGCTACCGATTTGAAGCCGGTCTTGGTACCGGCCATTGTTGACCTTTGGGATATGACTGATGCTTGATCTGCTTACAACTATTCTGGAAGTCGTTGGCCTGATACTTATTACGGCTGGCGCTTGGACGGTTGGGGTTAGTGTCGGGCTTGCGGTCACTGGTTGCGCTCTAATTGCGCTGAGTTGGAGCCTAGGTAGATGAGTATGTTCCGCAAGAGTGAGACTCGAGAGAAGTTGCAGGCTCCACTTCTTGGTGCGACTTATAGTCTTACGAGTAACTATTCGGGCGAGTCCATCACAGATTCGTCGGCTTTGCAGCTGTCGACGGTGATGGCTTGTGTTGGGTTGTTGGCCGATTCGGTGGCAAGTCTCCCAGTGAAGGTATATAAAACTGTCGATGGGAAACCTGTTGAGATTACTCCTCCTTTGTGGTTGGAGAATCCTGCACCGACTGTTACCAAGTATGAGTTAATGCACCAGACGGTAGTTTCGATGGCGCTACAAGGTAACGCATATCTGGTTTTGGATCGCAGTAATGGTGGCGAGATCATGTCGATCACACCTTGCCATCCGAACTTTGTGACGGTCTATGCGTTGGACTATAAGACTCGCCAGTATACGGTCAGCCTCCAGACGGTAGATCCGTACAATATGTTGCATTTGCGTTGGTGGACTCCTCCGCAGGCTGTGCGTGGATTGTCTCCAATTGATGAGCAGTCAACGACGATCGGGTTGAGTCTGGCTATGAATCGTCATCTAGCTCAGTTCTATGGGGAGGGTGGTACTCCCTCGAGCGTGTTGGAGACTGATTCTGATATCACTCCGAATCAGGCTCAAGCGTTACGAGATTCGTGGACGACTTCGCACAACCGTCATCGTCGTCCGGCAGTGTTGACTAATGGTCTTCGTTGGAAGCCTGTGACGACGAGTGCTAGCGACATGGAGCTGAATGCGACTCGGGATGCTCAGGTCAACGAGATCGCTCGAATCTTCCGCATTCCCTCTTATCTGATTAACGCTAAAGGCGACGGTCAGACATATCAGAACAACGAGTCCGCTGGGATGCATTTCGTGACTTGGACTCTGCTCCCTTGGTTAACTCGCCTCGAGAATGCGTTCTCGTCATTGTTAGGTAACGGCGAATTTGTCAAGTTTGATACTGAAGGTTTCTTGCGTGCAGATACGCTCACACGATTCAAGTCGCACCAGGTAGCAATTATGACTGGCTTTCGTACTCCGAATGAGGCACGCCAGTCTGAAGGCTTGCAACCCTATGTGGGTGGCGACGAGTTCGTTATGGCATTGCCAGGAGCTCCGATGGCTAGTCCGTCGAATCCTGCTATCCCTCCTGTCGGTGTTGATACTGTCTCTGAAGACTTCTAAGGATAAATACGATGACGATGATTGATCCGATGATGATGAACCAGGTCGAGGCTGAGGCTCCTGGCATGGAAGAAGAATACGACACTTCTGGCCGGTTCACTCCTCGTCAACTTTTGCAAGCCGAGTGCAGTGAGACGGTTGTTGAGATCTTTGGAAAGTACGATCAGTCCACTGGTGCTGATGGAGTTCATTATGCGATGGAGTCTCCATATGCCAGCGAAGGTCTGGTCTGTTCTAATTGTAATTTTTATGAAGGCCCGAGATGTTGTGAGCTTGTCTCTGGCGATATTGACCCAGGTGGGATCTGCAAGTTGTGGATCATTCCTGCCGATCTGATTGTTGAGGGTGCTTCGATGCCTGCTCGTTCTATTCAAACTCCTGTGGAGGCTCGAGAGTCTCACGGTCGAACCGTCGAGTTCCGTACTGTCCATATCCCGTTGACGCTCGAGGAGCGTGCGGATGCTGTCGCTGGCGAACCTGTCCGCTTCTCTGGATATGCGGCAGTGTTCAACAGTCCTAGCGAGCGACTCTGGGATCCTCGGAACGGGGACTTCGTAGAGACGATCAGTCCTGGTGCGTTCACTCGCAGCCTCTCTCGAGGAGGCGATGTACGAATGTACTTAAACCACAACTCCGACATGGTCCTGGCTTCGACTCGAAGCGAGACAATGATTTTGACTGAGGATGCCAGGGGACTCCGAGTGGATGCGACCCTTCCTGATACTTCGTATGCTCAGGATCTAGCGAACTTGATGCGTAGTGGTGTCGTTGATTCGATGTCGTTCGGCTTCTCAGTTCCTAGTGGTGGCGATACTTGGGAAGGCGATCAGCGGACTTTGACTGAGATCGCTCTCTCCGAGGTCAGTGTTGTTACAGGTTTCCCAGCGTACGCTGATACTGCTGGCGCTTCGGTTAGGGCTGTTGAGCCGGAGCCGGTTGAAGAGATCCTCGTCGAGGAGGAGCCCACAGGCATGCCTTTGGCTCTCGCTCGTCGCATACAAGAACTACAATCCAAGAAGGGTTGAGTCTCCCTACCGGAGAGTTTCCGGTTTATGCAGATCAGACTTCACGCAGATCAGACCACGTTGGTGGCACTCCCTGCTAGAGAAGCACTCCCTGCTTTCCATTCATTCGTTCTATCTATTTAGGAGAAAACATTTTATGAGTACCTCTCATATCAATCGTATCTCCGAGCAGCGTGCAAACTCTTGGGAGCAGGCCAAAGCCGTTCTCGATTTCGCTGCTGGAGAAAACCGTGACCTCTCGGCTGCTGAGGCAGAAGAGTTCGGTCGCATCAATGCAGACCTTGACCAGTTGGACGAGCGTCGTCAAACCCTGATCTCAGCCATTGAGCGTGAGCAGGCCATCGACGAGTCTCGTAACCGTATCGGTCTTGGTGGGCTTCTCGGTCGTGAGGACGTAAAGTCTGATGACCGTTCAGATGACGCAGAGCTCCGTTCAGTGCTTCTCGGTGAGAAGCGCCAGATGACTTTCGAGAAGCGTGCTGTCGATAAGGCTGCTGCTCCTGGAACAGTCCCCACTTCGGTGTACGGATCGATCATCAACAACCTTGTCCAGGCAAACCCATTCCGTGAGATTGCGACTGTTGTTAGTACTCAGTCTGGTGAGAACCTTCAGGTTCCATCGACTTCTGCTAACTCGACTGCCAGCCTCGTTGCGGAAAGCGCACAGGCGACTGCGTCTTCACCGACGTTCGTTACTCGTACGCTTGGTGCTTACAAGTACATGGTGCTAGTGCAGATGTCTCGTGAGCTTGCTACTGACCAAGGTGTTGACGTTGTCGGCTTCTTGGGCCGTCAAGCAGGTTTCGCTCTTGGTGCAGCAACTCGTGCAGCGTTCACGACTGGTACTGGTTCAAGCCAGCCAACTGGTCTTATGACGAGCACGACTCTTGGTGCAACTGGTTCAACTGGTGTCACTGGTGCGTTCACAGCAGACAACCTGATCAGCCTCGCATACTCGGTGTCCGCACCGTACCGTGCGGTCCCTGGTTGCGGTTTCATGCTGAACTCGGCTTCACTTGGTGCAGCTCGAGCATTGAAGGCAATTAACGCTGCTGGCACTGTCGGATCACTCGAGTACATGTTCCAGGTTGGTCTTCAAGGCCAGGCTGACAGCATCCTCGGATACCCGATCTACGTGAATGAGTCAGTTGCTTCGACAGCACTTAGTGCAAAGTCTGTTGCCTTTGGTGACTTCAGCCGTTACTTCATTCGTGAGGTCAATGGAATCTCTGTTGAGACTTCAACTGACTTTGCGTTTGACTACGACCTGATCACCACGAAGGTCATCCTTCGTACTGATGGTCTGCTCGTTGACCAGACAGGTGCTGTGAAGCACTTCGTCGGTGGAGCAAGCTAATAGCAACACCCTGTTCGTGTGTGGCCCGGCCTGCAATAGCAGGTCGGGCCCATTCGACCCTTTGATCTTGGAGGATCAATGAAAGTAACAATGCGAACTCAAGTTTCAGGATGGCGAGACGGTAAAGAATGGCCCAAGGCTGGGGAGATTCTTGATACCACTAAAGAAGAGGCAGAAGATTTAATCCGTATTGGGCTTGCTTATGTTGTAGCTCCTACGTCGAAGCAAGAGACCGCCACCATTGATCCTGTAGTTACTACTGCAACTGTCAAGGGTGACGCACGTTCACGTAAGTCCGCAGAGTAGGAGTAGACGGTGGCGATCACCAACGGTTATTGCACGAGGGCGAACCTCACCGATCAACTTCGGATCACAGACAACATTGACGACAATGTTCTCGACAGGGCTATTAATGCTGCGAGCCGCCAGATTGATGGTCGTTGTGGCCGCCGTTTCTATGTGGATAGTTCTGTGACTGCTAGGACGTATGCGCCGATCAATGGCTATCTGGTAGCGGTTGACGATATCTCTACGACCACTGGTCTGATCGTGAAGAGTGACACGGGCCTCGATGGGACGTATGCGACGACTCTGGTTGTGTCTACGGACTATCAGGCTGAACCGTTGAACTGTCTTGTCCAGGGGAATCCGATCACTCAGATTCGTGCGCTGGATGCGAACTTCTATGTGCAAGCGGACTCGAGGGCGACCGTCCAGGTGACCGCTAAATGGGGTTGGCCGTCAGTGCCGGTTGCTATCGCTGAGGCTACTGCTCTCTTGTCGGCGAGAATCTTTAAACGCTACGACTCGCCATTGGGTGTCGCAGGTTTCGGGGATCTTGGTGCTATCACTGTCCGTAGGCTGGATCCTGATGTCGAGCAGCTCATCGCTCCGTACCGGCTGTTCGGTCTTATCTGATGGCTGCGACCGTTAGCGAGGCTGCTGCTGCGTTGAAGGTGGCGCTTCTCGCTGTCCCTGGGTTGCGTGTCGCCGATTGGATTCCAGATAATCCGAGCGCACCATTAGCGGTTGTCGGAATTTCTAGTGTTACTTATCATCGAGCGTTCGCTGGTGGTGACGCTGTCCACGAATTTATTGTGACTCTCATGGTAGGTCGAGAGTCCGAAAGGTCTGCACAATCTAAGCTTGACGGGTTTCTTTCTTACGATGGAGTCCAGTCGATTCGTGCAGCGATAGAAGCAGATCCGACTCTCAATAATGTTGTGCAGACGGTTCTTGTTGAGAAGGGCGGAAACGTCAACCTAGTTAGCATCGGCGATAGTAATTTTCTTACTGTTGAGTTCACTGTCACTGTCCACGCATAGGAGCGATCATGGCGAGTTACAAAGTTATTGGTGACCGTCAGGTCGCTGGAGTTAACCCAGGGGAGAGTGTCAGCGATGACGATCTCGATGGGATCAACATCTCGGCTCTCATCGAGGCTGGGCATCTAGAAGCACCCAAGTCGGCTAAGGCCGAGAAGAAGGAGTCAGAGTAATGGCAAAGCGTTATGTAAACCCAGTGATCACAGTAAACTCTGTTGATCTCACAGACCATGTTGCTTCGGTAACGATCAATCAAAAATATGACGAGCTTGACACCACAGTCTTCGGCACTGTTGGCGGCAAGGAGCGTATCGCTGGCCTCCAGGACAACAGTCTCACGATTGAGTTCCTCCAGGACTATGCAGCTGCTTCTGTTGATGTGACCATTGCTGCTCTCCTTGGTACTGCGACCACTGTTGTAGTGACCGCTGCTGCTGGTGCTGTTTCTGTTACCAACCCGAAATACACGATGTCGTGCTTACTGCTCGAGTGGACTCCTATTGCTGGTGCTGCTGGAGATCTCCAGAAGGTTTCTGTCACATGGCCTGTAACCGGTGTTGTAACTAGAGCTACCACCTAAGCATGATTAATGCTTGGAAAGTCACCGTGAGGCGATCGCCAGATGAGGTCACATATGTTGTGACTCCTAGTGTGATTGTGGCTTTTGAACGTAACTTCAAGATGGGTATCGGTCAAGCATTTTCGGAGCAGCTCAAGTTTGAGCATCTCTACTGGTTGGGTTGGAAAGCCGAACATAACAGTGGTGCTGTCGTGAAACCTTTCGATGCGTGGCTTGAAGAGGTCGATGGTGTGGAACTCGATGTTGATGGGCTCCCTACCGGCGAGAGTCTTTAACCTATTTGATCGCTCAGGTGGCTGTGGAGACGGGTATTGCTCCACAGTCCCTGATCGATTGTGAGATAGGAATGCTCGCTGCGATTGTTGATGTGATAGTGCAGCGAAATAAAGACTCTCAACGATAGGGTTCCTGATGGCATATAAATCTGTTGACGCTCATGTTGAGGTTGTCGGGTTGCGAGAGTTCCAGAAAGAGATCAAACGGCTTGCCACTGATGGGGACCCTAAAGGTCTTGAACAGTTCAAAGAGGCAAACTATAAGGTTGCCCATTTTGTGCGTGGTAAGGCTCTTGTTGCTGCTGGTTCTAAAGGCAAGATGGCGAGGAAAGCTGCCAACGATTTGTCTGCTGTGCGTTCTGGTGTTTCTGCACAGTTGAGGGCCAATAGTCATGTCCCTTATTTTGGTGGTGCCGAGTTTGGTGCTAAACAAAATTTGCGACGTTTGGTGAAGCAGCCTGTGGTTCATGCTGGCCGTCCGAAGAAGAGTGGTCTTCCGGGGAAGACGAGAACGTCTCGCTCGAGGGCTACTGTTGTTCGTGATAACGAGGATGTTGGCAAGGTTCAACGTCGTGTTGAGGCACAGTATGCGACGAAGTCTGGTAAGACGGTTAGCCCTAAAGAGGCTGGTGCTCGACAGGTGAAAGTCGCTCGACGTGCGAATGGTGGTCTTCATGTCGTGAAAGGTTGGAACCAGTTTAAGCCTTGGAAGGGTAACGGCCATCAGGCTGGTTATTGGTTGATGCCGACAATCAGAGACAATATCGAGAACATTGGCGAGATGTACCAGGACGAGTTAGAGAAGATCATGAAACCGGCATTCCCAGAGTAGGAGCATTTGGTGGCGAATCGTAAATTTATGATTGAGATCCTTGGTTCAGCTAAGGGTGCTCAGAATGCTTTCAAGGATGCTGGTCTTGCTGGATCGAAGTTCGGTAAGGGTCTTTCCACAATCGGTAAGTCAATGGCACTTGGCCTCGGTGGCGCTGCTGCCGGGGCTGTTGTTATTGGTAAGAAAAGTTTGGATGCTGCGGTTGAGGCACAGAAAGTCCAGAAGCAGGTCGAGCAGATTATCAAGCGCACTGGTGGTGCTGCTGGAATCTCGGCGAAGCAGGTAGACAAACTCGCTGAGTCGATGATGTATAAGACCGGCATTGATGATGAGGCGATCAAGACTTCGATGTCTTATCTGTTGACGGCTAAAGGTGTCCGCAACGAGCAAGGTAAAGGGAACCAGATATTTGATCGTGCGAGCATGGCTGCTCTGGATCTGGGTAAGGTTTATGGCTCTACAGATGCTGCTGCTAAAGCGTTAGGGAAGGCTCTCACAGACCCTACGAAGGGTATGACGGCTCTTAAGCGTGCGGGCGTGTCCTTCACTGAGGCACAGAAAACGCAGATCAAAGCACTCCAGGAGAGTGGCGATCTGTTGGGTGCTCAGAAGATAATCCTCGGTGAGGTTGAGGGTCGTGTTGGTGGTGTAGCTGAGAAGACTGCTACTGCTGGCGACAAGATGAAAGTGGCCTTCGGGGAAGTCCAGGAGAAGATCGGTAAAGCGTTACTTCCGGTGGCAGAGAAACTTGCGACTTGGATGTCTGAAAAGTTGATTCCTGCGGTCCAAGATTTCTTTAAGAAGCATGGTCCACAGTTGAAGAAGATGTTTCAGGACATCGCCGACAAGATTCGTCCTGTTGCCCATTGGTTGGGTGAGAACATTCCGAAAGCGATCCACAAGGTTGGCGAGTTTATTAAGAAGAACACTGGCGTGGTAAAAGTCTTTGTCGGAGTTCTTGGAGCGTTGGCTGTTGTTATTGGTTTAGTTTCGTTGGCGATGTGGATTTTGTCTATGAATCCGATCGTGTTGATCATTACTGGAATTGTTGTTGCTATCGCTGCTCTGGCCGCTGGTTTCTATTATCTGTATGATCGGTTCAAAATTGTTCGTGACGTTGTTGACACTCTTGGAACTATTTTCCAGGTTGTGTTCTCTGCCATTTTTGCTGTAGTCAAATGGTATTTCGGTTTGGTTTCTGCTCAGTTCCATATCCTTGCTGACGTTTTTGGCTGGCTCTGGGATCGCACCGATGGCCTTCGTAAGGGCATGGTTGATATTTTCTCTAGCGTGTTTGATGGCATCAAGGGTGCTTTGAGGATGGGTTGGAATGGTCTCGTTGGGATGATCAATCCGATAATCAAGAAACTCCATAACTTGCCTGGCTTGTCTTGGCTTCCTGCTGAAGGTTTGCCTGAGTGGCCTGAGGGTGGTGGTGGCGGCTCTGCTCGAGAGACGACTTTCACCTCTGGTGGTGTCCGTCGAATGGCTACGGGTGGAATCGTTACGAGTCCGATGCATGCGATGATTGGTGAGGCTGGCCCGGAGGCTGTGATCCCATTGTCGAAGTTGAATATGGGTGGCGGCAGTACGACCATTAATGTGACGGTCAACGCTAGTCCTCTGTCGAGTCCTGCTGATGTAGGTTCGGCTGTGGTGGATGCGTTAAAAGCGTATGAGCGGCGTAACGGTTCGCTTCCGTTGAAGGTTGCCTAATGCCTGCCGGGATGCCGACCTTGACTGTCGAGGTTGCGTTTACTAGCGACAGCCTGGACACGACCCCAACCTGGGTTGATATCACCTCGTATGTGCGTGCCGGTTCTATTAGGTCTGGTCGGACTAACGAACTCGAGGAGTACCAGACGGGCAGCTGTGCGCTGACTCTCGATAACCGTGACCGGCGCTTCGATCCTCTCTATGCGAGTGGTCCCTACTATGGGAACCTGAAAGCCCGGAGACAGTGTCGAATTCGTGCGACATATTCGGCTGTCACTTACGACCTGTTTTACGGCTTTGTTTCTGGTTGGGCCTTGTCTCCAAATATCTCGGGCGACAGTGTCTGCCAGATCGAAGGCTACGACGGGCTTTCTTATCTAGCAGGCGTGGATCTGCCGTCAGATTTTTATACTTGGACTGTCCAGAATCTTGCAGATCAGCCGGAGTCTTGGTGG